CTGGTCAATCACGTCCAGCAGCATGTTCTTCAGGTCGCGGAGCAGGCGCAGAAACATTGCCCGCAAGTTCATGACCCAGGACTCGCCCTTGCCGGTAGCCCCTTCCCAGAATCCGGCCGCTGCCTCCTTAATGTAGTCCCAGGCGATGCCACCGGCCGCCTGCAAGAATGACCAGAACTTAGACCAGGATGACGTGAGCGTGTCGATGACCGCCAACGTGGACGTGACGCCGCCCTTGAACGATTCCCAGAAGCCGGCTGCACCACCGGCATCCAGGCCACTGAAGATATTCTTGAAGCCGCTCTTGATGCCGTCGAACACGTTCTGCATGATGCCCTTGAGATGCTCAGCCCACACCTTGAACGTCGGCGCGTTCTCCTCCAGGAATGCCTTGACGCTGTTGGCCCAGCTGGTAGTCAGCTCCTTCAACTGCCGGAAGATCGGGACCACGCCGCCGCCGAACGCGCCCACGACGGCGCGGGCCACGTAGGTAGCCAGGTCCACGAGCGGCAGGAACACGTCGCCGAGCGACCGGCCGATGCCCTTCCACTCGGCCGACAGCTTCTGGAGCTGGCCCTGCGTCGTCGCCAGCAGCTTCTCGCCGACGCCGCGGCTGGCCACCTCCATCATGTCGAGCGCGGCCCGCTGCACGTCCTCGATGGCGGCGCCGCTCTTGGCCATCTCCTGGATCAGCTTCACCTGTTGCTCGGTCAGCAGGCCGGTGTGGTGGGCGATGCGCTGGAGGCCGTGCTCGGGGTTCTGGAGCGCCATGCCGAGCGACTGCACGGCGTGCTCCAGGCCGCCGAACTGCGGCGCCATGCCGATGGCGACCTCCATCATGCGCGTGAACTGCTCGCCGCGCACCGTGCTGAAGCGGAACGCCTTCTCCATGCCCTCCAGCACTTCGCCTTTCGTGAACGGACTCACGGCAGCCATCGTGCCGGCTAGCCGCTGAAGTTGCTCGTTAGTGAAACCGACCTGGCGGCCGGCGCCGCCCAGCACGGCGCCGAACTTAACCATCGAGTACTCGAAGGCTATCGACCGGCCGACCCAGAAGTCCAGGTTGCCCAGGCCGGTCCCCAGCGCCGCCCGGATCGGGTTGATGATCGCGCTGCCGATGCGGCCCGCCCAACTGGTGATGGTGCCGCCCAGAGCGTTCAGCGGTACCGTGATGACGCTCGACAGCACGCCGCCCAGCTGCTCGCCGAAGACGACCGTGAAGGCGCGGGTGACGGTGTTGGACAGGGTGGAGAAAACGAAGCTGGAGACGCGGGCCATCGCCCGGCCGAGATTCAGATGGATCAGGTCGCCGGCCACGCCGGCCGCCAGCCCCAGGCCGCCGATCAGCATGTCCTTGGCCAGCCCGACGCCCTCCGTCACCGGGCTGACGATCCGGCTGGTGACGCCCGCGAACAGGCCGTAGACCTGCTCCAGCGCGCCGCCCACGACCGGCACGGCGCCGAGCCATTCGCGGACAAAGCCCTTGCTCTGCTCGCGGCCCGCCTGCTCGCCCGCGTTACCGCCGCCGTGGCGCTGGCCGCCGCGCGTCAGCGCCTGCGCCATATTGGCCGCGATCACGTCGCCGAGCTGGCCCAGCGGCCCCGTCAGGCCGGTCGGCGCCTGCGCCAGCAGGCTGGTGAGCGGACCCAGGTCCGCCCCTACCTCCACCACGGCTCCGGCCAGGCTGTCCATAGGCTATTAACAGTTAATAGATCGGAGCAAGTCCTCAAACATCTCCTGGCGGCACTGGCGCTCGGCGCGGCCGCGCTCCACCAGCACGTAGGCTTCGTCGGCCGAGACCGCGATGTCTTTGGTACTGTTGCGGCACTCCCACTCGCTGAGCAGGTAGGTGTGCAGCTGGTAGAGCGTCAGTCGGCCCACCTGCGCGGCCGTCCAGCCGGGCGCCGACCCCAGGCCGAGCAGCGTCTTCTCGCCCAGGCCCTGCTGCGCGAAGTTGCGCAGCAGCAGCCGCCACTCGCGCGGCTGGTCGGCGGCGTGGTTCAGCCGGCCCTTCCAGTCGAGCTTCGGCTGGCTGGACAGCCGCCAGTCCACCCTGGCCAGCAAGTCCAGGCCGCTCACCTGGTCGCGGCGGCGCAGGTACTCGGCGGCCTCCTCGGGAGAGCAGCGGCCGAACAGCCGCTCCACCTGGCGGCGGTCCAGCCGGCTGCCGCGGTCAGTGCGTAGGCACAGGCGGGCACTGAACAGCAGGCCGGGCTCCGTCTTCAGCCAGGCGAACAGCTCGGCGTGGCGGACGCGGTTGACCCACGGGTCCAGCCAGGTCTCCTGCCAGGCGCGGTCGAGTAGCCGCCGCTTGGCACCGATGCTGCACCGCATGGCCGGCAGGGCGTCCAGGACGCCATCTAAGGGGTTGCGGCGCTCGGCCAGTAGGTGGGCCTCGCATGACGCCAGGTCCAATAGGCGCAGGCCGTGGACCCACCAGGACCGTCCTGCTAGGTCAACGTCCACCGGGGCGGCCAGGCAGCGGCTCAGACCGTCGATGGCGCCGCCTCCTTCTGGGCCAGCTCGCGGGCCTGGCGGCGCTTCTGAGCGGCCTCCAGCAGCTCGGCCGATACCTTCTTGGCGTGGTCCTCGAACCGCTTGAAGCCGACCTTACGGCGAATCTCGTCGGCCTGCTGCTCGGTCACGTCCGGCTGGCGGCCGACCAGGAAGAGGTAAAGGAAGCACGTCTGGCCGCGCCCCGTCTCCTCCAGCCAGCGGCGGACTTCCTCGCCGGTCGGCTGACGCTCGTGGCGCGGCCGCTTCAGCTCCGCGTAGGCGCGGTCGTAGAGCTGAGTCTGCATGCGCTCCAGCGTCGCCGCACTCAGCGGCTCGCCGGCCTGGCGGGCCTCCGCCTGCGCCGCCTCCAGCTCGCGCTCGGCCGCCAGCAGCGGGTTGACCGGCCGCTCCGCCATCCAGCGGCGGGCGATGACCAGCGCCTCGGCCGGGTTCATGACCGCCAGCTCCCAGCGCCGGCCGCCGCACCACAGGTAGGCGCGGCCGTCGTCCGACAGCTCCTCCGCGCCGTCCTGGTGCTGACCATTCGTCTCGCCCATAAGAAACTCGTCTTTGTTGTGGCAGTCGTGAAACATGACTATAAACGGTTAATAGAAAACGGGCGGTTCCTGTTAGCGCAGGAACCGCCCGCCGTCGTCACCCCTGTCGGAGGTGTACGGTCGGGCCGGTCCCTGAACAGTTAGCGCCAACATGCTCAGGCCGGCCCGATAAGTGTAGACTATGCCGCCTGGCGTGCCGGCTCGCTCTCCTGCGCCGCGGGCGGGCGCACGAATGCCAGAATCTGCGCCAGCGTGCCCTCCAGGCCGGCGATCTTGTCCTCCAGGGCCGCGACCCGCGCCAGGCCGCTCGGCCCCGCGGCGGCGATGCTGGGCAGATTGCCAGGCTGCTCGAATGGCGCCTCGCCCTCCGGCGCCTGACCCATGCCCCTGGGCGCCTCTTCGCCAGCCACGACGTTCGTCCAGGCGCCGTCGCTCTCGTAGTCGGCCGTGAAGCCGATGTAGGCGCCGGTGTCGATGTCCACCTTGAACTTGAGCGTCTTGATGACGGCCGGCACGGAGTAGAACAGCGTGCTGGTCAGGTACAGCTTGAGCGTGACGCCGCTGCCCACGTCCAGGCTGTTGCTGTCGGGCGGCGTCAGGCTGACGTAGGTACAGTCGAGCGTGCCCTGCCCCTGGCGGGTACCGGGCACTGTCTTCTTGTAGCAGACGCCGCTGGACACGGTGGCGTTGCTGCCGTAGCGGGTGGTCGCGGCCTCCTTGTCGAAGGTCCAGGTCTTAACCTCGGCGATGGAAGTCGAGCCGATCTTCACGTCCCCGCCGTTGCCTGAGATACCTGCGCCGGCCATATATCAATCTCCCGGTAAGAGCGCGCGGTTACTATAACCAAACGCCCTCGCCAGGGAAGCGGCCGGTGAAATTGCTGCGAGCTACTGGAGATTACAGGTCAGCACGACCCGGTAGTACAGGTCATCCTCACTTCAATTCGGCCAATAGCTCGCAGCTAAACTGACAGTCGAATATCGCACGTTAAGACGGTCCTGTAGTACAAATCCTCCTCGAATGCCTGCTGCGCCCGCGGCAGCATCACCACGAAGCGGCCGTTCGGCGGCGTCAGCTGCTGGTCACGGTCGAAGGCGGCCAGGACCAGTCTGAGAGCGGCGCCGGCTCGCTCAGGCGTCGCGTCGATGACGTGCAGGTCCACCGGGAAGGTCCAGTACGTCCCGGCGTTGGTCCTCATCTGCACCGCGCCGGCGACCGGCGTCACCACGCATCTCGGCCGGCTCGCCCGCAGGCTCGGCGGCGTATCGAAGGCGTAGATCGAGCCGGGAAAGCTGGCGTCCAATCCTTTGGTCGCCCACTGGCCAGCTATGGCCTGGAAGCAATCATCGAACGTCACGACCGCCATTGAGATGATATTAGCCGGGCGGCGGCGCAGCGTCAAGCAGATTCGCCAGGTCGAGCAGCGCCGCCCACGGCGTCGTGCCCTCGCCCTTGCGGTGCCCGGCCGTCGCCTGCCAGCCGTCGGGACCAGGACGCACGTTGAGCGTGAAGTCCTCTTGGCAGCACAGCATCAGCACGCGGTCGGCGGCCCGGTAGCGCGGATTGCTATCGGCCGCCTCCTCCTGGAAGGCAAGTAGCATCAGCCGATCCAGGCCGCACAGCCGCGTGTCGGCGTTGGCGTCCAGGTAGGCCGTCAGGCGCTCGGCGGGAGTCGGCATGGCGCGGCTCCTCAACTGTAAGCTGTTAATAGGTCAGAACGGCGTCAGCTCGCCGTGCCGGGCGGCGATCATGGCCATCACGCGCTCTTCGTTGCCGTCCAGGTAGCGGCAGCAGCCAGGACAGAGGAACTCGTCACCGCGCAGCGTCAGGTCGTCAGCCGGCGTGTCGGCGCCGCAGTGCTCGCACGGCAGGCCGCGGCGGTCGGCAGCTTCAGCCGGGCTGACGTGCGCCTTGACGTGTTGCCGCTCCGGCACGTCCGGCCGGGTGCCGTCCAGAAGTGACCGATAGCGATTGCGCAGCCGCGCCACAGTCTTGGCTTTGACGCAAGGGTGCAGGCCGATGCAAGACCCGAGCGAAGCCAATAGACTGTAACCCTCCGTGCCAGGACCCAGGCGCTTCCGTTTGACAAGATTCTTGACCGCCTCGTGCATAGTCAGCAGCTCTTCCAGCTTTATGGTTTCTCGCGGGAATCGCCGTGGTTTGCGTTTTGGCATAACGACACCACCCCTTGACGTATGCTATACTTGCGGGTAACGTAGACCCAGGAAACGCAACAAGCCCGGCTAGTAAGGCCAGGCTTGCGGCGGTTCGGTTGTGTGCTTGGCGGCCCAACCGATGCGGACGTACAAGGGAAGTATAGCACACTCCTCCACGTCAGGCAAGCCCGCCAGAGCACGAAAGCCGAACACCAGGAAGAGAGTATTCCGGTGCGCGGGCCGTGCAACTTCAGCCTCCAGGACCAGGCCAGGTGGTACGCCGAGATGTTCGGCTGGTCCACGTTCCCCGTCTGCCAGAAGTGTCCATTTCTGCGCTGGAAGCACCTCCAGTACCGTCAGCCGTCCAGAGGTGAGTACGAGTTCCAGTATCGGGAGCGCACCGACCGTGCCCCCGGCGGCGCGGACGGGATCGGGGTAGCCCACGGCCCGGCCAGCCGGCACGTCTGCAACAGGGATTTCGACCGCGCTTGTGACTACGAGGACTGGTGCTCCGCCTTTCCAAACCTGTCCGGTCTGTTGCCGGTCATCGTCACCAGTCGCGGCTACCACGTCGTCTTCAGTTGCCCGGCCGTGCAGCACGTCTACCGCTTCCCGGACGGCTCAGGAGAGTTCCGAGCTGGAGCCGGCTGCTTCTCAGTTATCCCTCCATCGGCGCACCCTTCCGGAATCGTCTACAGCTGGCTCTCAGGTACACCCAGCTGCATCCCTACCGTCGATGACCCTGTAGAGTACGGCCTACTGACCCGAGAGCTGTTCACCTGGCTCTGTCGCCCACCAGGTTCAGGCACCCAATTCAAGCCGGTCAAGCCAAAGACAAGAGACAGAGGAGACAAGAATGAAGATTGTGTAGCCCCCCTGCTGAACAAATGTTACTTTAGTGAACAGATAGAGCGCTGCATAGCTGATACTCAGCCGGAAGGCACTGGCCAGCGTAACCGGCTGATCTTTCGATTCGTGTGTCGCCTGCACGACACAGGCGAGGTTGATTGGGGAGCGGATGGCCGCTACCAGCGCCAGCAGATTCTGACCGAGTGGCACCGCCGCGCCAGGCCGGTCATTGGCACCAAGGATTGGCCAACCACCCAGAATGACTTCTGCTGGGCTGAGTCGTGCTGGCGTCCGCCGATAGCCCAAGCCAGTTATAGGCCCTTGGAGAGCCTGCCAGACGCCTTCCCGACCCCAGACTGCGCCTTCAGCTACGACACCGATCAGCGCCGCGAGCTGGTGCGGACCTGCGCCTACATGCAACTGCTGAGCGGCGACCGGGCATTCTTCCTGGCTTCGCGCGATGCCGGTCAGGTATTGGGCATAGGTCCGAAGCACGCGCTGAAGTTCTTGCGCCGTCTACAACGTGACGGCATTCTGGATATGGTTGAGCTTGGGCGGTACAGAGGCAGGCGTCGCGACGGCCGGCTAGACACGTTTGCGACCCGCTGGCGGTACCTGGGTGACTAGCTGACCGTGCCGTCCGCCCCGACCTCCACCTTGCCGCTGCCGGCGTCCAGCATGTACTCCTGCGCCGGCAGTCCCAGCCGCCGGGCTGCCTCCGCCTCGTCCACGCCCCACACGGTCATGCAGGCGTACAGCTTGGCGAGCCGGCAGTTGGGGCAGCGGCAGTCGCCCTGGGTGAACCACGACTCGTCGATCTGCACGGTCGCCATGTCAGCGCCTTCTCTTCGGGCGGAATAGGATGCCGGCCAGCTCGCGGGCAGCCCGGCTAACCGTCTTGCCCTGGCGGAAGATCGACTTGCCGCTCTTGATCCACTGCTGCCAGCTCCGCTCGCGCTTCTGCCTGGCGTTCATGCATCCCTCCGGAACTTGTACGGCCACGGCGCGAAAAGAAAGGCCCGCGACCGGCCGCCGTTCCTCGCCTTGGCGTAGCACGTCTCGCTGTACTGCCGCTGGCGCATCGGCAGGCTGGCCTGGGGCACGGGCAGCAAGCCGCACAGCCGGGCCAGCCGGCGGCGAAACTTGGGGCGGATCATTGGCTTGGCTCCACAGGCAGCTCCAGCAATAGCCGCATCGGCTCACCCTTGTTCCAGCTGCACGTCAGCTTGAGACTTAGAGCTTCTATCTCGACACCGCTTACCTTGATCGTGCAGTTCGTCCAGTCGGGGCCGACTATCTCCACGTTGCCGACGCGCAGGTCGATAGCCTGGACTTCGATGTCCACCGTCTGCTGCGCCAGGGCGGTGGGCACGAACTCGATGCAGGGGCATCCCGGTTCCGCGCAGGCATTCCAGCCGTGGTGAACGTGGCCACACCGGCAGATACCCGTCAAGTTATTACTCATGCCAACTTGCCTCCCACGTCGTACTGATTGACCGCGCCGGCGCGGAACTCGCCGCCGAAACCGCCGCGGCGGAATAAAGCTACAAACTGTGGGCGTAATTCCAGCAACGACCTTCGCAAGAAACTGCGCCCCCGGATGGCCCCCTGCTTGACCCACTTGGCGAAGCGGCGCTCGCCGGTCTGTGGGTCGATCCACGACAGCGCCTTGGCGTTGACCGGCTCTATTATTTTGCCACCTTGAACGCCCCACTCCAACCAGACGCCGTAGGCTAGGTTGGTGCCCACGATACCCGTCAGCCGGCTCTCGTCCACGTTGGCGAAGATGCTGTTGCGCAACCGGCCGGTGTCGGCGTGCGGGTAGTCGCCCTCTTTCGACGGCCCCAGGGTGCGCGTCGGCTGGCTGAGGTTCTCGACCACGCGCCGCTTCAATAATTCCGTGGCGTAGTAGATGATGCGCAGGACTTGCTTGCGCACCTTCTCGATCAACTCGGGGCCGCGGTAGGTCAGGCGCGCGTTCTTGAGACGGATGTTCTGGACCATCAGAAGGGCCTCTGGCCGCTCAGTGACACCGGCGGCATGGTCTGGCCGTAGACCGTGAGCCAGATGCGTCCACCGTTGCGGACTATCTCGGCCAGCTCCTCTTGGGTCAATTTCCAACAGCTGACTACTACCGGCATGCCCTGCTCGGTGCTGGTCCGCAGCACACTGAGCGGGTCGCACTGGTCGGCCGTCATGTCGGGCGGCCGGTCCAGTACCACATTGGCCTCGGTGAAGCTGCACGGCACCATTAGATTACGTCTCCAGTGCTGGGGTTATCTTCCTTCTTCGCGTCCACCAGCATGACCCACTCACGGTCCAGGCCCTGTTTCGAGCTTGGCAGACTGGCGACGCGCAGCACGGTGTTGTTGCCGGCCGTCTCCCAGCGCAGCCGGTCGCCCTCGCGCAGCAGCCGGCCGCCATCGCTGATGGTCGGCTTGACCGTGAACACGATCCGGTGCGGGCGCTCGAAGCCCTGCTGCATGAGTTGCATGCCGCGCGCCGAGCCGGTCATGGGCACCACCCGGCACAGCAGCCGCCAGGGCGGGTTCGCGGCGGCGTAGTCGGTGCGGTCCACGCCCAGGCCGGCGCCCTTGGCGTAGCTGCTGAGCAGGACGGCGACGCGGTGGATGTCGGTTACGCTCACGGGCTGACCTTATCGTCTTTATCATTCCAACAGATGTCGGCGATTATCAGAACTGCGGCACCAGCTGTAAAAATCCAGAATGCGCGCCAGTGCCCGTCTGCGCCGTCATGTCCGGCAAAACAGCAGAGCACGCCAACAAAGAAAGCTGTTATAGGTGATAGTTGCTTCTGAACCACAGTTTACCTATTAACGGCTAATAGTTAGCCGCCCAAAAATCTGTTGTAGTTGACGTAGGGCTCCAGCATTCTTAACACCCCCTGCGGCAGCGCGTACTGGAGGCCGGTCGAGCTGCGCTGGCTCTGGGCGTCGTAGCTGACCGTGTGGCCCTCCAGCGACTCGCTGACCACCGTGCCGCCGTCGAAGCCGCCCGAGCGCTTGCGGAAGGCGACTAGCTCCTGAAACAGCTTGCCGCACGCCTCCATCGTCGCGATCTTCAGAGCCGGCACGCGCTGCTGGAGGTGCGCCGCCGAGTAGCCGCCGACGTAGGTGAGCTGCACGCCTCTGCGGGCGCTGGTCCAGACGCCGGTGACGCGGTAGACCAGGCCGTCGTAGCACAGCCGCTGGCCGCCGACCGACTCCATCCAGTTGACCTGGTAGTCCGGCCCCTCGGCGAGTACGGTACCTGAAAAGTCGGGCGGACTCGGCACCAGCCAGGCGTTGGGGTTCTCGACCACCGACGTGACGGAGTAGATGGGCGGGTTGCGCACGCGCAGGCACTGCTGGTTGCCGAAGCCGAAGCTGCTGATAAGCTGGTTATTGTTGCTCAGCTCCCAGTAGCCCTCGTCCACCAACTGGTCGCGGTCGGTCGCCTGCGGGGTGTCGGGGTGATACTCGACGTAGGTCTGCTGCACCGGATTCCAGCCGATGAAATCCCTGACCAGTCCCTCGGCGGCGTTCCGCGCTACTTCCAGGGTCGCCAGGTCCACGTCGCTGACGTTGCCGGCGGCCAGGCCGGCGGCGATCAGGCACTCGGCCCTGTTCAGGATACTGGCCATCAGCCTGTCCCTCCAGCCAGTTGGTCCAGGACGCAGACGCAGCCCAGCTCGACCTCCTTGGTGGCGTTGGCCGGCTGACTGATGGTGCTGTCCACCACCAGCAGCTCGGCGTCGTACAGGCCGGCGCTGAGCAGGGCGGCGTCGGCCTCGGCGATCTCCAAAGTGTACTGCGCCGGGCTGGCGTCATTGCCGCGGTCGGTGATCGTCACGGTGGAGCCATTGGCCGTCACGCTGCCGCTCACCAGGTCTACGGCCGGCGTGCCGGCGTCGGTGCTGCCCACCTTGAAGCGCAGGCGGTCGGACGCGGCCAGCCCGATGGGACTCAGGCCGTCCGACTTATACAGCTGGCCGGCGAACACGTTGGTCCTACCCCGGTAGACGTTGAGGACGTAGCTCACACGGCTCCTCTACACGGGCGTAATCCTGGTCCTGGCCTGGCCGCGCTGGGCTATCACAGTGTCAGCCGGCTCGCGGCCGAAGCTCTGCGCGGTCGATGGCACCAGTATACCGTTGGCGAGCTGCAACGTATAGGCCGCCGCGCCCGCGCGCGGGTAGCCGGGCGCCCTGGGCGGCAGCTCCAGCCGGCGCAGGGCCTCGGCGTTCTCGGGCGCCAGCTCAGCCGGCGGGAACGTGCAGTAGACGGCGTAGCTGCCGGCGCGGCGGGCGGGGTCAGCCCTGACCGGCAACTGTAAGCCGTTAATAGGTTGCGGCTCAGACTGAACCACGAAACTACTGGCCGTCTGGTAGGCGTCCCGAGTAGCCCGCCGGCTACCGGGAGCGGCGCTGGGCAGCACCAGCCCGTTGACGGCCGCCGGCTCGCCCTGGATGACGAAGGAGCACGTCAGGTCATAGGAGCCGGCACGGCGGGGACCGGGAGCTGTAGCCGGCAGCAGCAGACCGTTGATCGCCTGGGGTTCACTCTGGACCACGAAGCTGGTCAGCGGCAGACCGTAGCCGTCGCCGGCCCGTCTGGCGCCCGGCGCGGCCTGGGGTAGCAACAACCGCTGGCACTCGGCCGGCTCGTCGCGGACCACGAACGCCGGCAGCGCTGGCAAGTAAGCCGCCTGACCCGCGCGCGGGTAGCCGGGAGCGCGCTCGGGCAGACAGCGGCGGAACAGCTCGGGGAAGTCGGTGATCGGCTCCTCGACCGCCGGCCGCAGCGCGACCAGGTAGGCCGAGCTGCCGGCGCGGGCCTGCGCACGCGCCACGGCTGGCCAGGACACGACCGAGACGGCAGGGGGTTCCGACTGCACCACGAAGGCGCTGGCGGCCTGGTAGGCATCCTGGCTGGCCCTTCGAGCGCCTGGAGCCGCGTCTGGCCACAGCAGCCCGATGCCTGACTGTGGTTCGCCTTGGACCACAAATGAGCTAGCCGTCTGGTAGGCGTCAGCCGTGGCCCGCCGGCTGCCGGGTGCCGCGGCCGGGATGAACAGTCCGATTCCCGGCTGAGGTTCCGACTGGACGACGAAGGCACTCGCGGTCTGGTAGGCGGACGCGGCGGCGCGGCGGTAGCCGGGCGCGCTGTCGGGCAGCAGTAGCGTCGTGCCGGCCTGGGGCTCCCCTTGCACGACGAACTGACTTGCCGTCTGGTAGGCGTCGGCGGTCGCCCGCCTGGCACCGGGTGCCGTGACCGGCAGAACTAACCCGATCCCCGGCTGCGGTTCCCCCTGGACCACGAAGCTCGGCAGGCCAGTCTGGTAGGCCATCTGGCCGGCGCGGGCGGCGGCCGGGGCCTTCTCGGGCAGCTCGCGGCGGTGGGCGGCCTCCTGATCTTCGTAGAGCAGTTGAGGCGCCAAGAGGATCATGTAGGCCGAGAAAGCGGCGCGGGCCGGGCCGCGGGCGAACTGCGGCTGGCCGTGCTGCACCATCGCCGCCTGCGGCTCGTCCGGCGGCGGGATGGTGCGGCCAAGCGGCTGCGCCCACGGGCTATTGGCGGTGCTGCTCGGATTTCTGTGGAGGTAGGCCATTTATGTCGCCCTCCCCAGCCGGCCTGCCGCCGGACCCTTGACGCTCACGGTCGTATCCCGCACGCCGCGGGTGCCGAAGTAATCCGATTGTAGCAGGGTGGCGCTCGGGTCGCCCAGCCGGTACGCCTCCTGTGCTGCCCGCCGGTAGCCGGGTGCCAGTGCCGGGCACAACTGGACGGCGGTGGACGGCTCACCCTGCACTACGGCGCTACAGAGTAGGTCGTAGCTACCCGCTCGCCTGGCACCAGGTGCTGCCCACGGCAGGTAGTCGTCAGCGCCCGGCATCGGCTCAGACTGAACCACGAAGCGGCTGTTGACCGCGTAGTCGCCGGCCCGGCGGTAGCCGGGAGCGGTCGCCGGCAGCTGGAGGAACGTCGCCGCCAACACCTCCTGCTCCAGCGCGGGCCGCAGGCCGCACCAGTAGGCCGCGGCGGCTGTCCGCACGGTGCCGGCGGCCCTGACTGTCACCTGTTGGACGGAAGCCGCCTGGGGCTCGCTAGGTACCACGGCGCGGCACAGCAGGTCGTAGCTGCCCGCCCGCCGGTAGCCTGGTGCCGTGGACGGCAGCACCAGGCCGTTGATGGGCTCCGGCTCATCCAGCGGCGGCACGGTGGCGCGCAGGTCGTAGGAGCCGGCGCGCTGGGCTGGCCTGGCAAAGTGCGGTACGCTCTGGACCGACGTAGCCTGCGGCTCGTCTAGCGGCGGCATGGTGGCGCGCAGGTCGTAGACGCTCCGAGCCGGGCCTCGGGCCAGGTGCGGAATGGTCAGCCGTTGGGCTTCAGCCGGCTCGCTCTGGACCACGAACCGGCTAGTGATACCGTAGTCGCCGGCGCGCCTTGCGCCGGGAGCTGCGGCTGTCACCTGGAGGCAATAGGGGTACTGCGTCTCCTCCGGCGGCACCAGCGGCACGATGATGCTGTAGGCCGTACCGGCGGCCCTGCGAGCGTAGGGTGCCACCTCGGGCACCCTGGCGCGGATGCAGGCCAGGTCCGATCCCTCCAGCGCCACCTGATCGACGTTCAGCGTCGTGATACCGTAGGCCGACTGGCTGGCGCGGCGATGACCGGGTGCCGCCGCCGGCAAGATCAGCCGGGCGTCGGCCAGCGGCTCACTCTGGAGCGGCACCGACTGGCTGACGCCGTAGGCTGAGTACGCCGACCTCTGACCTCTGACCTCTAATCTCTGGTCCGGCAGCGCTAGCCGGTGGGCCATCGTCTGCGCTTCCGGCGGCGGGAACGTCGCCAGCACGGAGTAGTCGCCGGCCCGTCTGGCACTAGGAGCGCTCGCCGGCAGCAGCGGGTGCTGGCACTCCGGCGGCTCGCCGACGTAGGCCGCCAGCCGCGGCGTCAGGTCGTAGTCGCCGGCCTGGCGGGCGCCCGGTGCCCGGTGCGGCAGGCTCTGGACCATAGCCGCCTGCGGCTCGTCCGCCACTATAAACCGATTATAGAGAGCGTAGCCGGCCTCCTGCCGGGCAGCCCCCCTGGCGACGTGCGGCAGTAGCGGCCACTGGTCAGCCGGCGGCGCGCTGGCCGGCAGCGGTGCCAGGCCGATGAAGTAGGCGTGCCCGGCGGCCCGCGGCGCCGGCGCGGCCCGGTCGGGCGGGCGCGGCTCCATCGACGCGAGGGGCTGGTCCACGTCCAGTAGCCGGCGCGCAATCGTGTAGCCGTCGCCGGCCCGGCGCGCGGCCGGTGCCTGGTCTGGCCACAGCCACGGGAAGTAGGTCTGCTCGATGTCGAGCGGCGGTACCGTGCTGCGCAAGTCGTAGGAGCCGGCGCGCAGCGGCCCTCTAGCGAGGTGCGGTAGCACCTGGAGGAACGGCCCCGGTGCGTTCGCGATGGCCGGGGTATTGACGACGTGGTAGGCGTGGCGGGCCGCCCTGACATAGCCCGGCGCCGTCGCCGGCAGCAGTGGGCGCTGGCCCTCGGCTGGCTCCGCCTGCACGGTGAAGCGCGCCGCAATGTCGTAGGCGCCGCTGGCCGCGCGGCGGTAGCCCGGCGCTGCGCTGGGCAGCTCCAGCCGGCGCTGCGCGGTCGGGTCCTCGTACTGGACCTGCGGCGGCTGGGTGATCGAGTAGGCCGACGCGCCGGCGCGCTGGGCCGCCGGCGCCCTGGCGGTGATCTCCCTCCGGTGCTGCGCCTCCTGGTCCTCGTAGAGCAGCTGCGGCGCGAGCAGAATCATGTAGGCCGAGAAGGCTGCCCTGGGTGCTCCCCTGGCCATGTCGGTCACGGCGACCCGGCGGAACTGCTCCTCCGGCGGCGCGGCGTAGGTGATGCTGGTGCGCCCGGCGGCCCCGTTACCGCCGGCGCTGCCGCCGCTGTCGCCGCCGCCGCCCGCACCGCCCGGTGCCGTGCCGGCTTGGGCACCGGCGCCCGCCAGCGTGGCCCCGGCCCCACCCACGCCGCCCCCCGCGCCGGCCGTGCCGCCGGCCCCGCCGGTGCTGCCTACATCGTTGCCGCCGTTGCCGCCCGCGGCCGACGCGCTGCCCGACCCGCCGCCGCCCCCCCCGCCGCCGGCTGACACAGTGCCGCCGTTGCCGCCCGCGTTGACGGTCGTGCCGGTCCCGGAGCCGCCACCCCCGCCCGCTCCGCCGCCTTGGCCGCCGTTGCCAGTCACGTTCGTGCTGGAGTCGCCGATGAGCTGGGAGCTGGTGCCGCCGCCGTCCGAGGTGCCGGCGCTGCCGACCGTGACCGTGTAGATGTTGCCGGGCGTGACCGGCACCGTGGGGTTGGCCGCGTAGCCGCCGCCGCCGCCGCCCGTGCCGGCCCCGATCAGTCCCGTCTGGCCCGCGCCGCCGCCGCCGATACACTCCACCAGCACGGACGTGACGCCGGCCGGGCAGGTCCAGGAAGACGAGCTGTCGAAGGTGTCAGTAGGCACGGCGCGCGCCCTCCTACGGCTGGGCCATCATGACGCGGCAGTACAGCTCGGGGTTATCGGTGGACGGTGCCGGCCACGTCAGCACCACCTGCCCTGCCTGCCCAGCTCCGCCGACGTGCAGCGTCCCGCCACCGCCCCCTGGCGCAACCCCAGGGTTTGCCGCCGCTCCCCCAGTTCCACCCGCTGTACCGCCTCCGGTTCCAGCGGTACCGCCTGCTCCACCAGTACCGACGCCTCCGGCAGCCCCGTTGCCGCCTGCGCCGGTTGAGCCGCCGCCTCCGCCTCCGCCGCCTCCGCCTGTTGAGCCGGCAGAGCCGCCGAGGCCGCCGAGATTGATTACGTCGCCGACGTTGCCGGTCGTCTGGGTGCCGTCTGTTTTGCCACCCTTGCACTTTGCCAGCGAACCGTCGTCCCAATAGCAATCGCCACCGTCTACACCGTTCGCTCCGGCGGAACCGACAACGACGTTGTAGGTGGTGCCGATGACGAGCCCGGTGAGCGTCTTCTTGATGTAGGGCGGCCCGCTCGCCCCGTTGCCTCCCAGACTGACCGCGCCGTCTTGACCGCCTCCAAAAGCTCCGTAAGCTTCAAATACCAGCGTCGTCGCCTGAGCCGCGAACTTGTACGTCCCCGAGGTTCTGATCGTGTAGGGACTGGCCCAGAGTTCGCCGATTCCGATTTGAGACTGCATCCGTTACCTCGCAGTCTCAGGCGGACGTGTTGATACTGATGGCGAAGTCCGCCCATTCCTTCGGTGAAGTCTGGTCAATCACCTGGATCATGACCTGGTTGTAATTCATCTCAGCCGCGGTCAAAGCCACGTTCACCCAGATAGAAGAGGACGGATCGACGCTGGGCAGCGTTGTGGTGTTCGTCATCGCTCCGCCGTCACCAGCATTCTTAAAATCACCGCTGGCGATGGTCGGGTTCGCCTTGAACGAACCGGGATTTGCCATGTCCTGGAGCGCAATCTGCACGGTGAACGCTTGGTTCTTTTTCGGCGGGTTGCTTTGTTGGTATGTGGCAGCCACCGTTTGTCTCCCTAGAAAGTCACAATACACCCAGCGCCCAAGCCGCCGTTGCCACTTAATTGCCCGCTGCCGGTATTGGTGGCAGCGTTGCGAGCCCGCCCACCGCCGCCGCCCCCACCGCCGCCAAAGGAGTTAGTGGAGTTGCCACCAGAACCTCCCGCTGTACTGCTGGCGTCAGAACCACCACCGCCGCCACCACCGCAGTTGCCGTTCGTGGTAGCCCCGCCAGCACTGCCGCCAGCAGCGCCGGCAGTGCCGGCTGAGCCGCTCCCACCTACCCCGCCAGCCCCGCCGGCTGCCTGTGCCGTATCTGCCGTGGCCCCACCCCCTCCTCCACCCCCGCCCGTAAGACTGCCAGCCGAGCCATCGTCTCCCACGGTTGCTCCGCTCCGGCCAGTCCCGCCCGCTGCGCCTGCCACGTCGCCGCTTCCACCTGCTCCGCCTGCTCCTGTCTGAGCCCCGGTACCGACGCCGCCGCCCGTACCTTTGCTCCCGCCATTGGCAGACAAGCTGGCGAACGTGGTGGCGGTCCCATCGTTGCCATTATTTCCGGCAGTATCGGCGGTGCCCTGTGCTGCTGCTGACGCGCCGCGAATGCCAAGCACCAGGTTGCCGGTACTCAGGGTACTGAGCAGCACCGTCCGCACGATCAGTCCTCCGCCACCGCCACCGCCACCGCCAGCCGCCTGATTGCCGCTGACCGTTACCTTACCGCCGCCGCCGCCGCTCGCGCCAGCCCCAATGAGCATGATTAATGTGGAGCGGTAGGGCGTCGTGTTGCTGGGAGACGGCTTGGTCCAGGAGAAAGTACCTCCGACGGTCGCTGCACTTGGATTGAAGACATTGGCTGTCGAGAATACTACAGGCCCAGAGTCGAAATTGAACAGCATGCAGAACATCGCGAGCTGATCGAACCCGACCGGGATGGCCAAGGTCCGCTCGTCCACCCGCAGCCAGCGGAACACGTCGGCGTAGCGTTTGGGGACATGCTTCAGCAGCCGGTCGATGTCCTTCGTCGGACCCTCGGCACAGCGCAGCCAGGCATTATCCAGCCGGCGGAAGCCGTGCTGGAACTCTCGGGGGTCGATGGACCGGACTCGCTCCGCCATGAGGTCGATCAGGTCACAGCGGAGGACGGGTCCGGTCGGCAGTTGAGTGAGGAGGTCGATCATCGTTTAGCTCGCGGCGTCAAAGGCGCTCTGGTAGGTGAAGGGCGCGTCACTCTCGTTGTGAAAAACGACGTTGAACTTGCGGACAACGCCTGTGCCCCAACTTTGCCCGGCCAGCAGTAGCGTCACGGTGACGTGATCGGTAGCGATAGGCATGTTGTAGGGCGGCGTTCTGGCCGCGATGCGGTCGCGGTCGGCAACCTCCAACACCGCGCCGTTCGGGTCGGGGATGCCACTGATGACGACGTGAACCGGGCCGTTGACAGGAACGCCGTTGTTCGTGATCTCCACGTCGTCTTGCCGCCACTTGTCGTAGTACTGTGTACCCGGCGGGTTGTACATCGTCGGGTTGGTAATCGAAAACTGTGAGGTTACGTCCATCGAAATTGTCTCCTGAGAATAGTTAGAATCCCTCTCCCCCTGCACCCTCTCCACGCCCTGCTTGAGCCACCACAAGGGCAGCACTACCCGCCCGACAGGAACAGCTTCTTCTTCGGCATAGTCGCGCGCGGCTTGCCCAGCTGCACGCGCTTGTCGTGCCCGGCCCAGCAGTCCCAGGCGCACAGCACCGGCAGGCCCATCTGCTCAGTCATGCGCGCCGTGAAGGTTATGTCCTCGCCCGCGTGCAGGTGTGTGCAGTTGGCGTCCTTGTAGGTATTGCTGAACCACGGCTGCTCCATGCTCGCCAGCACGCGCAGGTCGAGCACCACCAGGCCGGCCCCAGAGCCCTCGACCGGCCGGATGCCGCTCAGGCCGTAGGTCTCGCTGGCCTCCATGAGCAGCAGGTGCTGGGCGCCGTCCGGGTCGATGCGGCGCTTGTGGCAGCACACCTGACCGTTGACGGCCTGGATCGGTGCCGCGATCCAGGCCGGCGGCCGGTCGTGTACCAGCGCGTCGTACAGGTAGTCGAAGGCGACCTCGAAGAACGGCGGCGCGCCGGGCTCGCAGTCCGGCAGCGTGTCGTGGTCCACCATGCACAAGAAGTCGCACTCGGCCTGCTGCGCCGTCATCAGCGCCAGGTTGCGGGCCGCGTACACCGGCGCCACGTCCAGCACAAACTCCTCCAGGCCCCAGACGCGCTCGCGCTGGCTCGTCAGCCAGTGGCACGTCTTGGCCAGCCACGAACCGACGCGGCCGTGCTCGTAGCTGCCGTAGAGCATGCGGGCGATGCCAACTTTAACCTTGCTGTCTCGCACTTCACAACCCTCCGCCTTGCCAGGGATACTTATTAACGGTTTATAGTCCGAGCTGCCAGGCCAACCAGTTCCACGCCTCTCGCCACCAGGACAGGCGCATGGGCTTAGACCGGGCCAGCGTGAAGACTGCCGGCGACTCTGCTACGGCTGCCGGTTGCGGCGTAGTGCCCAGCCGCTCGATTTTCGTCAGCGTGCCGTTCCGGGCCACGTCGTATTCATCGCCGGGGCAGAGCACCACGCCGCCGACCCTGGCGAACTGGACCGGGTACTGGCGCAGGTGCTCCACGTAGTCGATGGTCGGCAGGCAGCGCACCAGCGTGCTGTCGATGAAGTAGCGCACCTGCGGGTCGTCGCCGACTAACTTGGCCTGCACGGCCGCGTAGTAGTTGCCGACCTCATGGCCGAGCTTACGGCCGTCCGGCCCGAACTCCACGGAGCCGATGACGACCGAGCGGCCGTCTGCGGCCAGCAGCTGTATCTCGACGCGCCAGCCGTTGCCGTAGCGGGTGCGGTGCTGGCCCTTGTCGAGTTGCATGCCGGGCGTGCCGTTGACCCAGACGCCGGTCCCTAAATCCATGCGCTGCACGTCGGTGCGCAGGCTCTGCGGGTCGGCGCCGTACTCGGCCATCATTTCAGGAGGGTGCTCGCTCATGGCGATATGATAGCACGAACGCAGTCGAGAGGCTACCACATTACGCCCGTAGCAGCTGAGATGTGCTGAGCCGCGCCGGCTGGTCTGAAACACCAAGCCGGCGCGGGCCGTTCGTCGCCGCGCCTAACCAGATCACGGCAAACGCATCAACAAATGCTTATGGCTCGTTCCACACGACGGCATAAGAACTCGTGGCCGTGCCCACGTCGTCACGGCACTCCACGTTACAGTTGGCGGCCGTGGCGTCGTAGAGGTTGAACTCCTCACCGGGCGCGGCCAGCCAGCGCACCACGCCGCCGTGAGCGTTCCACGACGTGCCGAACAGCGCCCCGGCGACGATGGTCGGCTGCGACGTGGCATAGGTGGTGCTGAAGAAGGCACCATTGGTAGCGCTGTGCTGGTTGCCCTTTTGCACGTTGCCGGCCGTGCGGGCACCGGTGCCGGTCGCCGAGTCGCGGGCGATGCGCGTGCGCATGGCCGTGCTGGTCGTAACCTCGCCGCCCCAGCTGACCTCGATGATGTCAGCCTGGACGGCCGCTACCGTTTCCAGGACCCACAGGGCCACGCCGGCTACGGGCGTCGCCCCCGCTACGAACCCACTGTATTTTCCTGCCATGATTGACCCCTTTCGTTATCTTGAACAGACCGCATCGCACCGCGCGAGAAAGCGGTCAACCTTACGCTTCACCTCGTCGCACTCACCCGTCTCCGCCGTGTACTTGGCGCAGGCCCGGCAGATGTTGCCCCGGCATTTGCGGCAGCGGAACTTGGCCACGTACTCGTGCTGCACGTGTGCCGCCACGCCGGCCGCCCGCAGGATGTCCACGTTCTGGAGGGCCAGCTGGTCGTGGCCGTGCTGCAAGATCGCGATGACGGTACCGCAGTGGGCGCAGCTCTTGGTGTCCAGCTCCAGCAGCGTGCCCGACCGACCGTCGATGCCCTGCCCGCCCACGTGGGAAATACTAAGGAAGCCCATTGTTCACATCTCGCCAGAGAGTGCCGTGCCTATTAACGGCTTATAGTTACACCAGATGCAGGATCAGCAACACCAGCAGGATGACCAGCAATAGCCCGATCAGGCTGATGCCGCCACCACCTACATTGCCACAGCTGTAGCCGTAGCCGCCTCCGCCGAGCAGTAACACAATCAGGATGATGAGCAGGAGCAGAATCACCTGAGCACCGCCCTCTCCACCACGATGACGCCGCTACCTAACAGGAAGACGACGATACCCAGCACCAGGCAAGCGAACCACGCCAGCCACGGCGAGTAAGCCGGCGCTCCTGGTACGGCACCGAGTAGCGTCAAGAGCCACAGGAACATCACCATCACGAACATCACGATCAAGACGATCAGCAGCATGACTCACTCCTCCACTTGGCCGTGGACCAGCGGGTACGGCCGGACGTGCTGGAAAGCAGCCGTCACGTCGGCCACACAGGCGATCACGCAGTCCCGCTTCCCCACCGGCTCGACTGTCAGCGACACCTGCACCTTGAACAGCCGCCCCGTCTTGGTCACGGCGTCCACCCACACGCCCTTGTTCATGCTGCGCGTGACCGGGTGGTCGTGGAACAGCGCGAAGTCGGTGTGATGGACGGCCCGGTCTTCCTCGCGGAGCAGCGCGTCCAGCGACTGGCCGTGCAGCTCGCCGGGGTCATAGCCGAACATCTCCTCCAGCAATTTGCTGGCGTACAGTATCTCCATATTCGGGTCGTGCAGGTCGATGGCCAGCACCGCCACCGACTTCAGCACCGCTGGGCCGAACTGCACCAGGAACAGGTAATCAGAGAAGGCCGAGTCGCTGGTCACTTAATTTTCTCTCTGAGAGCCACGGTCATCGCCTGCATCGAGTCGCGCAGGGCATCCAGGTCCTCTCTCAGCGCGTCGCCCAGCGAGCCGATCTGCATCCGGCTAAATTCCAGCAGCTGTGTCAGCGTGGCGTGGAAATCAGCGCGCTGCTCCTTCTCCATGACGGCGTGCTCGGCGCGCTGCTCCTTCTCGGCCTTCAGGTGGCTGTCGATCAGCTCCCTGATCTGCTTGTCCTTGGCCGGCAGGTGGACCAGCAGCAGCCAGCAGAGCACGGCGCCCAGCAGGCCGGCGCCGATCCAGCCGGCGCCGCCGGAGATGGGGTCGATGTCGGCCAGTAGTGGCAACCAATCCATCGCATCGCCTCAACCCTTGGTCCGGTAGGACTCGACCCCCGATCCGCCGCACGCGGGGCACGGCCTCTCGCCGGCCGCCGTCTTGACCGTCTTCTGCCCGCGGCAGGTGCGGCACACCTTCTGGTCGGCCGGTCGCTGCATGGCGCCCACCTGTTTCAAGGCGACCGGGCCGGCTGGGTACTGGCACCCGCCGGACACCGGCCGCTATCCCTGGCGAGGGATTCCTGGTTACTCACGCACGAAGCCGCCCGACACCCACTCGATGGTGCCGGCAGTCGTACCGTTTGAATCTGAGAGTATCATCGGCTCGTATGACCGATTGGTGGCGAGGATACCGCACTCGCTGTCCTGCCACTTGCTAATGATGGAGGCCGTGACCGTCAGGGCCGGGTGCGCCTCGGTCGTGTAAGCGTCCTTGTCGGTCGTGATGCCGAACCACCAGACGCTGGCCCCACTGGCGGCGCCGTTGGTCGGCAGCGTGCCGGTCATGGTCCAGTTGAGCGTCGCCACGCTGGCAATGGTGTCCATGTAGTAGGTGCCGTCCGGCAGCAGCACGACGATGTAGTCGCTGGCCGCGGCCACGTTGGTCGCGAGCTGGCTGACCGTGCCGGACCCGCCCGGAATGCCGGCGTTCAGGCCGGCAGCCGAACCGGGGTCCAGGCTAACCGGCAGCACGTAGCTCGCCCCCGCCGTGACGGCCGCCGTCAGCGTGACCGGCGCCGTGATTGGCCGCATGGCAGTCAGCACGTGCGCCGTGGAGCCGGCGATGACCCACAGGTCAGTCAGGACCATGCGGTAATTTTTCTTCGGCTGGAGCAGCATGTCGATAGCCGTACCGGCCGTAATACTCTTCTTGCCCTTGGTGAAGCGGCCCCGCAGGGCCATGCCCAGTCCCATCGTGTTCCCACCTTTCGTTATGCTCCAACAATAGAGCGGGTTGACCGTCATCCGCCGAAGCACGCTCAAAGCACGCTTCAGCGCCGCGGCCTGTCTGGAGAACGTCTACGGCTTCGGCTTCGCCGGGGCCGCTTTCTGCTCACTAACCAGGGCGATGAGGCGGTCGATCTGCTCCTGCTGCGCCTGTATCTGTTGGTCGCGCCGGGCAAGCGCGTCCTTCACGTCCTGGCCGACTTCTCCGTTGACTGACTGACTCGCCGGGCGCACGTAGAAGACCTTGCGCGGCTTGCCATCGACCTGGTGCGACTTGGGCAGGCTGCCCTTGAGCAGCTTGGCGATGCCGCCCTCGACCGCTCGGGCCAGCCAGTAGACCCAGGTCGGCACATGGACATCCTTGAACTCCGCCTCGGGCGGCTCCAGCTTGAAGCGGTGGTGGTCGAGCCGCGCCCGCAGCTCGCGCCACTCCTCGGTCCACAGCGGCTCGCGGACGTAGCCGCGGCCGGTGTCCAGGTCCAGGCCGAGCACCTGGCCGGGGATGGTGCCGCCGTACTTCTGCGTCACCATGCCGGCGGCCGGGTCCGTGGCCGTCGCCAGCCCGACCTCGTAGCGGCCGCGCACCACGCGCTCGCACGGTTTGAACAGGAGGTTGCCGCACGTCGGGCCGGCGATCTCCACCTCGATCAGTCTCGTCACGTCTCACGCTCCTATCGCCAGGGAAGATGCGGGCGAGCTAGTCGTTACGCCGCGCCGGCGTCCTTCATGAGCACGAAGGCCGAGCCGTCCATGACCTTACCGCCGAACCGGCCGCGGCCGAGCACCACCACGGTGTTCTTCAGCGCCAGCGTGATGCCCTCCGTGACCATACGCATGTCGAAGCCCCTGCGGCGGTACAGCCGATACTTCTTCAGGGCGCCGAAGATGATGGTGTTGTTGGCCAGGCTGTTCTGGATGCTGGCCGGGTACTCCAGCAGCTGGTAACTCTGGTGGTCCATGCCGAACACGCGCCGCTGGTCGGCGCCGCTCACCGGAATCTGCCGGAAGCGCTTGTAGGCGGTGTCGGTCATGATGTGCCGGCTGTTCCAGGCGGTGCGGGCGCGGTACTGCTTGGCCAGGCCGAACACCTGCGTCTCGGCATCGTCCACCTCCAGGGCACCGCCGACGCCGTTGACCGAGTTGGTCGTGGTCGTGCCGCTGGCGGCGGTGATGCCCTGCGGTTGCGTGGTGCCGTTGCCGTTGACGATGACGTTGTCCCACTCCTTGAGGGCCGACTGGCCGATATTAGTCTGGAGCATCTGGCCGACGTTGACCGGGCTGTCGGAGAGGAAGTCGATGCCGACTTCCACCGCCACCATCACCGGGTAGATGGTGGTGTCGATCTCGGCCGCGAGCGAGGCGGTGTTGAACAGGGTAAGCGACGTGCCCTCAGCCGTACCCCAGCTGACGGTCGGGTTGCCGAGCGAGGCGCCGACCATGCGCGAGCCCCTGGGGGGCTCGACGATCTCGACGTAGGGGAAGACCTCGCTGTGCAGCAGCGGGAAAGTGACGATCAGCTCGTCGAACCAGATCGGCACCAGTCCCTGGCCGCCGGAGCCGCCCGACTCGTCCAAGAGCGCCTTGACCTGGAGGCCGCTGATGGGCGCGATGAAGTCCTCCTGGCCGTCGGCGGTGAACCAGTCCTTGGCGTAGATTTCCTCCAGCAGCGCCTTCTCCTCCTCGCGCAGCGGCGCGACGTGGCGCTGCTGCATGATAGCTGGCGTGTGCAGGCAGGCATTGTGGAACCACACGCCCGCCTTGGCGAACTCTAGCTCGCTGGGCAGCTCCACCTGGCTGCCCAGGTGCTCGACCGGCTCGCCCGTGGTGGCGTGCTTGCCCACCCACTTCTTGCGCGACCACTTCTCACTGGGGTCCTTGACGCGGACGTTCGGGTCGGCCACGTCGGCGACCGCCGCCAGGCCGCGCGTCTGGTCGGTGGCGCGGTGCGGGTCCTTGGCCGGCGGCAGCGCGGCCGGCTTGACGCCCGCCTTCTCCAGCGCGGCCGCGACGGCCTTGCCGACCACCAGCTCCATGCTGGTCTGCTGCGCGGCCGCGGCCTTCTCGGTCGTCAGCTCTGCCAGCTTGGCCGGCGTCAATTTGCCGGAGCCCAGCGCGTCGGCCAGCGCCGTCTTGTACTGGTCGTCGGTGGCCGTCTCCGGGAGCCCGGCCAGGGCACGAAGCTCTTTCTTGAGAGCGTCGGTGAACTTCATATCTGGTTCCCCTCGTCCTGGTTCCCGGCTGCGCGGCCGGCGTGACTATAAACTGTTAATAGGTAGTGCTACAGCACCGACGCCATCGTCTCGCGGACGTTCGCCTCCCAGGCGTCGTCCACCACGTCCTTCAGGTTGATGAGGTTGGCGGGCGCCACCTTGTCGCCCTTCAGCAGAGCCGCGATCAGCCCGCAGGTCAGCTGCTCGGCGCCCAGCGCCTTGCCGGGCACGCCCGGATTGGCCGGGCCGCCACCGTCCTGAATCTCGGGGTTGGGCTTGGTGCCGACGCCGGGGTTAGCGCCGCCGGGCGTGGCCGACTCCATGACGGACTTCATGCAGGCCATGCCGTCGCGCATGGCGGCCTTGCCGAGCGCGTGCATCTTCTCGTGGCTGGCCATGTCGCTCGCCAGCCCGTAGGCGGCCTTGACCTTGGCCATGTTCTCGGCGCTGAGCACCCGCGCGGCCTTGTCGTCCGCGTCGGCGTCCTGCGTCTGGGTACCAGCCGGCTTGGGCTTAGGCTTGTCGGCCTGGCCCTCACTAGAGTCCTGCTCACCCACCACGTCCTTGATATAGGCTTGACCGGCCTTGCACATGGTCTTGTGGTCGGCGATGGTCTTGTCGTGGTCGTGGACGGCGCCGAAGTTGTCGCTCGCCTGGGTCAGCAGGGCGGCGTTCTTCTTGCTCACGGCCCGGCCCATCTTGGTCTCCATGAACGTCCTCCCCTTGGCGGTGCTCAGGAACTGCTTGGCGGACGCCTCCAGCTCGACTTCCTCGGGCGTGCCGGTCCAGGCGGCGGCGGCCAAGTCGCCGTTCCAGGCGAGGCGGTAGTAGGTGTAGCCGTCGTCGGCGTCGTAGTCGTTGTCGCCGCCTGGCCAGTAGCCGTCGTCGTAGCCCCCGTTGCGGGCCAGGACGCAGACGATGGCTTCCTTGGGGTAGGTCCCCAGGACGCTGTGCAGGTCGTAGCGGCCGGGGCGCTCGCCGGCGTGGTCGCCCAGCCACGCCTCCAGGCCGTCCTCCAGGTCGTCGATGGCGTCCTCGAATGTGCCGGGGAAGTCGGGCAGGCCGATCCGCACGGGGCCGTTGCCCTTGACAGCCGGCGGCGACTGGAGACTCTTGAGTGCGGCGGCCAGCGGCGCGAATGCCTTGTCATTCTCGGCGCACATATTGATCGCGATTGCCACCGCCTGGGCCTGTTCTTTCCCCTCGTCCATCAGCTTGCGAATCTTGGCTGACACGCACTCATCGTCCTTGCCCTTGCCGTCACCAGGCTTGCACGTCTCGCATGCGCAGCCGGCGGCGCACTTCTGACCGGGCACGTCCAGGCCGGTGGTGCTGACCGTCTTCGGCAGCAGGTCCCAGGTAGCCTTGACCCAGCTCTTGACGAGCGGGTGGTGCAGCTTCTCCCAGCTGAAGTCAAGTAGTTGGGCGCGGGTGTTGCTGGGCACGCTGACGCCGCTGACCTCCATGACCTCGTAGTCGAGCACGTGCCAGCCGGGCTCCTGAGTGTCACCCTTCTCACGCTTGATGGGCGTGAACTTGATCGGCCGGAAGCCGTGGCTAATCCGCAGCGCCCCGAAGTCGAACAGCTTGGCTGCGTCCTCGCCAAGCTGGGTATCGACGATGGCGCAGCGGACGACCACGAAGTCGTCGTCCTGGCTGACCACGCGGACCAGCTTGCCGATGGGTTGCAGCGGGACGTGCTGCCACAGGAGTGGCATCAGCGGATCGACCTGCGCGCCCTTGCTCTCCAGCAGATCGCCGTCGCGGTCCTTGGTGGTCGCGGTGAGCACGCAGTCGAACTCGGCGATGGCGTTCTTGACCGTGGTGTAGCCCCTGAATTCCTTGATCTTCAGCGGCTCGTCAAAGTAGGTCAGCTCCTGCGCGGCCGCCTTGAGGACCGTGGCCCAGAGCGAGGCGGTGCCTAGCTGGGCCAGCGCGCAGCCGCCGTCCCCGTCCCGGCAGGCCAGCACAGTCTTGAGCCAGCGGTCGGCTGAGAGGATGCCGCGCGCGCCGTCCCGCTGGGCGTGCTGGATCAAACTGCCTAGCTCGGTGAGACTCACCTATTAACCCTTAATAGAGTCGCAGGGCGGTGAACTGGGCGATGTCGAAGTTCAAGTCGGCGCCGGCTCCACCCACGTCGCCGGTGCCGTCGTCGTAGACCGTGCTGGCCCACAGCTCCAGGTCGCACTTGCCGGCGACCAGCTGGGTGCCGTTGGCCGGCGAGCCGGTGAGTGACAGCACGCCCTGAAACGAGACCGCCTGACGCTTCTGGGCACCGTTGCCGCTCAGACGGGCGCCGATGCCGGTCTGCTTCACACCGTCCACGTACAGGTACAGGTCCAGCTCGCGCACGGCCCCCATCCACATCGAGCCACTAAACATCACCAGGTAGATGCCGCGCTCCACCACCTGGAGCTTGTTGCTAGCCAAAACCGGCGCGACTGACTGGTCGCCGTCGCTGCTGGACGTGTGCTGGCCGGCGGCGGTGAACACCGCCAGCTTGGCCGGCGTACTGGTCACCTGCACTTCAGCAGACTGCACCAGATTAAGCTGCCCGTGGGGAACGTAGATGGCGGCTCCCGGTAAACGAAAAAGGCCGGGCTGGGAACCTGGGTAGGTCCCTAGCCCGGCCTCGTAAGTCGTGACGTTACAATCGGCTCGGGGGTGCCGTCAAATGGAGACGGCCCACTTACAAGAGAGTAAGCAGGCCGGCGGGAAGTGTCAAGGGGAATTATTTACGCCGTCTGCAACCGGGCCGCCTGGCGCGGCGCGCCGGCCTTGGTCAGCGTGTCCTGGTAGTCCAGCGCTTGGGCCAGCAGGGCATGCTGTTCGTCCTTCGGCAGCACGACTTCGATCAACGTGCCGGGCTGCGAGGCGGTCGCGTACTCCGTGCCCTTGCCAAGCCCGGACAGCACCACTTGCTCGACGCTGTACGGCACCATGACGCCGTCTTGCAGCGAGGAGCCTTCCTGCGTCCGGCGGCTGACCTGCGTCACCTTGACCCACACGTCGTAGACCTGACAGCTCATGGTGACGCCGCCCATCTTGACCACGTCGCCGACCTGGATCGTCTCAATCGGCCGGCTGCGGAGCTGCTTCAGGTACAGCAGGGCCGCGTGGCCCCGCTTGGTGTAGGTCCGCTTGCGCCCGCAGCAGCGGAAGCAGGTGGTGCCGTAGCTCTGGCAGTAGCTGTAGTTGCCGGAGCCGCCGCAGCGGCTGCACGTCTCGGTTTCCAGGTGGCGGGCGGTGGTCGGCTCGTTAGTGGTCTGCATGGCTGACTCCTGTAGGTTGCGTTCGTTACTATCTAAAGATAGCACACGAACGCACCCACATCAACTATTAAATTGAAAGCGATAGTTCCTAGCTGCGGTAGATCGGGTCGTCGGCCGACAGCGACAGGTCGCGGACGTAGTCACTGCCCTCGCGCTCGATGATGGCGGCAAAGTGGGCGACGTTCTGGGCCGGCGCCAGGAAGCGGCCGCAGCCGCAGCGGACGAGGATTAGCCGCTGGCGGTCGTACTGGGCGATGACGGCCACGTCGCCGTCGCGGAGGAAGCCGCCGTGCTCGTCTATGGCGGTCTTCAGGACGCGGGCCAGGTCGGGGTGCTGCTGTGCAGTCTGCATAGGTAACTCCTGAAGTAGCGGGCGACCTCGGGGTTAGTCGGCGTAGCCGTTGACGTACAGCCGGCGCGGGGCGGTGCCCGGGTTCAGGCGGGCCGCCCGGCGGCTCTTGCGGGCGGCGGTCTTCTTGGCCTGGCGGCGCTCGCCGCGGCTGGAGTGACGGGTGATCTTGCAGGGCAGGGACCGCATGAGAGGACTCCGGTTAGCAGTAGATTTCGACGCCGAACCTATCACCGACCGGCCGCACGCGGGCGGGATAGCCCAGGTGACGGCCCGCGACCTGCTCGGCCAGTTCGCGCGTGGCCCAGGTGCTGACCTTGCTAATGTGGCAGTTGGTGGTGCGGAGCCACTGCCACGCCGCCGGCAGGCTATTCAGCCGGTCCAGTTCAGCCAGTGCCCGCCCGACACCCCTAACCGCCCTGCTTAGCTCGTTCATTTTCGTCTCCCGGTTTGTCGTTCGTCTCTATCTAAATATAGCACACGAATAGGTGACGTGCAACTATTTTCTTTAAATAGTTTCAGGTCGTGGCGACGGCCAGCAGCGGGGACTTGACGGGCAGCAGCACGACCTCTTCGGTCACGCGGGCGCGGACGGCCCGGCCGGACTCCCAGACAACCTCACCCTGGCAGCGGCCCTTGAGCAAGTCGGCCGCGCGGCAGGTCGCGGTGCCGAGCAAGAACTGGGTGGCCATCTCCAGGTTGTCGCGGATCGCGACCTCGGATACGTCGGTCAGCTTAGCCTGGCGGCAGCGGCCCTGCTCGAACAGCAGTACGACCGTCACTGAACCGTCCAGGCCGCCGGGCTGGAGCCGGCGCAGGGCGGCCACCGCTAACCAGTCCAGGGCCTGCTTGACGATTTCTGCCGACATGCTCACTATAATCCGTTAATAGGTAGGGGCGCCCGCAACGGCTTAGTGTACAGCAGGTGATGGTATTACGGCAAGACCGTAAACTCATCCAGCCGCAATGCTAGCCGCAGGTCGGGCCGCACGCGGACGTTGTACCAGCCGGTGCCGGGTACCGTGTCCTCCAGTACGCCGAGCGTGTCGCGCCACGGGCAATCGGCAGTGATCTTGACCACTTTGCGGCTGCGCGCAGCCTGGTCCACTAGCTCTTGCATGGGTGTCTCCTATGCGGTCTGTTGATAGCCGTGATTCTTCAGCCAGGCGGCGCCGTCGGCCCGGTAGCGGCTGAACTCAGTGCCGTCCGCCACGGCCGGGTCACTGGAGCGGCAGCAAAGCACAAAGCGGCCGTTGCCTATCCAGGCACCGCTGAACACCGGCACGCCGTCCCGGTAGCGCGTGACCACAATGACGCCGATGCCTCCAGCACACTCAGCAGCGCCGGCGACCGCGACCTGGTAGATCGTCCAGCGCGGCGCAGCCTTGCGCGGCAGCCGGTGGATGAACTCCGGCCCGTGCTCGTCCTGCTGGTCGCGGATGCGGACGTGGTAGTAGTTATCACCCGGCACCGGCTCGAAGACCTGGAACAGGACCGGCGGGTACTCGGGGACGTGCTGGGTCAGCTTGGGCAGGCGCTGGCGGCTCATGCTGTAGCTCCCTGTGGGTAAGACCGCCAGCTGCCCAGCAGCGGCGGCAGGCCCAGCCGAACCAGTTGCCATTAACTGGCCGAAGTGCCCGTTTCTTGTGGCAGCTGCCACACTTGCCGAAGCCAAAGTAGGTTTGCTTGAAACCCTTCATACACGGTATCCTCCCGACCACTGCGCCACCACCTTGGCCTGCGGGAAGCGTGTCGCCAGCTCGTGATAGGGGCCGCCGACGTAGCCGTTGGGGCCGAGTTGGCGCAGCTCGTACTGACTGTAGCGGCCGGCCCGGTAGGCGTTCAGTGACCGCAGGGCGCACGCCTTCTCGGCGCGGCGGCGGTCGGGGTAGGTCTGGATGGCATTCGACATGGGTGACTCCTGTAGAGGTTGGCAGGTGAACGCTGACCTACTCGTCATCGTCATCGAACGCCATGTCCACCAGCACCGAGCTGGGGCAGCCGGTCGCCAGCGTCATGAGCAGGATGAAGAAGGCGTAAGTCAGCTTGAGAAAAGTCTTCACGGTCGTCTCCTTTATGTTCGTCTCTACACAAAGATAGCACACAAACGGCAGCGCGTCAACCTATTAACGGAAAATAGTTCTAGTCGCCGCCGGTGAAGCGCCAGCTACTGGCCACGGTGTCCCAGGTGCCGTCGCGGCGCGTGCAATGATTATTTTACAAATGCGTTGAAACTAGAAGTGCAACTGATACGATAATGGAACGCGATGGTCAATCCAAAAAAAACAAGGATTGAAACCGGTAAAGCGGCATGGTTGACCAACCGTAGGCGTCTTGCTACGGCAGTTTATCCACAAAAACAAGGATTAAAGAACCGCCACCAGCAAGCATCGCGACCGAACCGCAGAAGAGCCAGGTTCACCGCCTGGCTTACAGGTCCCAATCCTCACACGTCGCTATCAGCCGGCGCTGCTCGGATAGGGCGCGCAGACCCTTGACCCACTCGGCGGCGACCAGGTAGGCCGTCTCCGGCATGCCGCCGGCCGACAGCACCAGCTGCCTAGCCCACTCGCCGGCTGCAAGTAGCTCAAGCTCAGTTGACGGGGCGTTCAATAGACCGGCTCCTCGGCGACCGCCGGCTGGTCGGGCCACTCGACCTCGGCGCCGACGGCCGCAGCGGCCCGCTGCACGGCCCGCGTCCCCCAGGTGCCGTCCGCTGGGCTGACCTCGGCGGGCCGGTATAGGGCGTTCAGGTGCGCGGCCACGTCGGGCTCGGCGCTAGTCCACGCGCCGTCGTCGCCCATCTCGGCGGTCCAGTGCAGAGTCTTGAGGCGGCCTATCATCGCAACCTCCCGTTGAGCATGCCAGTGACAAAGTGGAAATACTCGGGGTCAGCCTTTGCGAAGGCAACCGGGTCACGGTACAGCTGCTCCAAACCCATGCTGGTTATTTCCGTAGCCCCATGCTGGTAGAACTTGCCGGCGTAGTAGGCGCGGCTCTCGTCGCCGCCCATCGCCGCCTCGAAGCCGTCCTTGGCGCCGACCTCCCCATCCTTGTAGCCACCGCCGAACTTGTCCCTGAAGCTGACCAGTGGCTCGTCTTTGACGCGGCCCTTGTAGAAGGCGCGGGCGGCCTCAGCGGCGGCCGGGTAGCGGTACTCCAGGGCGTGGCCGATCTCGTGCAGGATAGTGGCGTGGTCGGTGTCCTTGGTCAGGTTGATAGCGCCGCCGGAATGGTTGGCGCGCTGGTCCTGGTCCGCCGGTATCTGCCGGGCGACGATGTCCCAGGGCTTCTCCTCAGAGCCACGGTACTCCTTGGCTACCTGGCCGTCTAACCAGGCCGTCACTTGACCGACCCGCTCCTTCAGGCCGGCGTCCATCGGCGTCGCGCTCTCGTCCACGTGCGACCGGATGTTGACCGCGTCCTCCAGCTTCGGGTTGCTGTCCACGTTGCGGTTGCGGAAGCCGTCCAGCACCTTGTCGCGCAGCGCGTCCTTGGCGGCGTACACGGCGTCATTCTTGGTGTTAAAGCGGTCGTGGGCGTCCTCCAGAACCTTCAGGGCGGCGGCGCGGGCCTGATCGCCCTCCGGGGTCGGATTGTCGGAAGAGTCCCGGCTGGCTTTGTGGTACGCCTGGAACAGCGCCTCCGTCTCCGCCGCGATGGCGTCACGCTCAGCTCTCAGTTTGACCACCCGGCCCTGCAAGGTGCCGCCAGAACGGGTCACGCCCTGGCGCAGCTTCTCGCCCAGGCCGTCCTTGTAGATCGCCATGCGGCTACTGAGAACTTCCTGGTCATACTTGACGTTATCTGGTCGCCACGGCTCGCCGCGGTGGTAGCCCACGGGAGACGTATCGGTGACCGGTGCCACCGGCTTGTCACCACTGCCACCATCACCGCACGGCACGAACTGCCCACCCTCCGGCTGACCCGCCGGTACCCGGCACGCCTCCTTCACAGCCTTGACCCGCGGCCCGTCCTCCGCGTGCTCGCCGTCACCCAGCTGCCGCAGCGCCGCGTAGTCCAGGCCGGCGTAGGACTCTCCGGCCGCCACGGTCGTGAAGGCGTCCGTGCAGCCGGCGTCATCGGCCGCGCCGGTCAGCACCAGCACGGCGTCGGGGAGGAGGGTAAGATAGAGCATTATTGAGCCAGAATGTTGTTGAAGCCGTACTCGCAGGCGCCGTCGCCGTCGCTCACCCAGGCCACCTGATTCGCATAGTCTATCGCGCGAACATAGCCCTTGTGCCCGTCACGGCAGTAGACCCACGAACCAATACTAACGCCATGAAGCGCACCGCGCTCGTCGCGCCAGGTGCCATTTTCATTGATAGCGATTGCTGTATTCATGGCGGACTCCTGTTAGGTTTGCGTTCGTCTCTATCCAACCATAGCACACGAACGCCCGCCGGTCAAACTATTAACTTGAAATAGTCAGCTACAGCAGCTTCTCCTTCCCCAGCAGCCCGGCCACGTACTCCCGCGTCTTCGGGAACGTCGCCGCGAAGTCGGGCTTGACCGCTGCCGCCTGGCCGACCAGCTCGCCGGCCGCCTGGGCGAATGCCTCCATGCGGCCCTCGCCAGTCTGCCGCGCGAAGTACAGTACGCCCCACTTGCGCTCGCCCAGCGCCCGCACGTCGGCGTCGTGGGCGACCCGGAACTCGGCCGACTGGCTGGGGCGGCCTAGCGCGTCGTCCAGCGCGTGCCCGGCCTCGTGCGCCAGCGTGGCCGCCGGGTGCTCGTTGGGCCGCTCCACGCCCTGCCGGACGGTGCTGGACATGACCGCCAGCACCTTGGTGCTAAAGCTGTACAGGCCGTTCGCCTGCGCAGCCCGGTCGGCCGATATATCACCACGGTTATCAACTTGGTCGCCACGGCCGGCGGCCGTTACCTGGACGCCGTGACTGGTCAGCCGGTCGCGCAGCGTGCCCGGCAGGGCGTCCCACGCTTGCGCCACGGCGGCGTGGTGCTCCGGGCTGGCCGACGTGTTGCCGACCGTGCCGGACGCGCCACAGGCGACATAGCGGCCTCCCTCGGGCTCCCCGGCGGGGACGCGGCACGCCTCGCGCACCAGGTCGAGCAGCAGCGCCGACTGGCGGTCGGCGGGTCGGCGGAATGCGTAGGACTTGCCATCTTCCAGGCCGGCGAATAGCTCGTCCTCGGAGACGAGGACAGAGGAACTATTACAGCGGCAGTTGCAACGCATGGCAGCGCTCAGGCTGGTGTCACCAGGGTACTGGCACTCCTCCTCTTCGCCGTCGTCGTTGACTAGGATAAACGGCTCGTCATTGTCCACCTGTTGCTCGTTGGCGTCCTCGTGAGCCGGCCGTACATCCTGATCCAAAATCGACAACCACTCCTTCGCTTTAAGCAAGCCCATCTCATCTAACTTATTGCGCGATTCTTGATGCCCTGCGTTTAGCGCCCCGGTGCACTCGCTCCTAGCTATCAATTGTGCCCGCGCCGCCCCGCCACCATCCGGCCCCAGCTTCTCCTCGATCTCGTCGGCGATCTCGTCCGTGCTCTTCCCTTCGTCCACGCCCGTCTTCAGCTCCTCGACGATGTCCTCCCTGGTGCTGTCGCTCACGTCCTTCCAGTACGGCTCGTCCAGCAGGTCGTCGGTCCAGTCCTGCATCGCCTGCACCACGTCGTCGGGCGGCCGCACCGCCAGCTTGTCCAGGTAGGCTTGCAGCGCCTCGTCGCGCTCCTTCTTGGGCTTGTCGGCCTTGGTTGACTTAGCCGGCTTATGCTCAATCTTGGTCCAGCCCTTGTCACGATCCTTGTAGACAACCGGGAATGGCCACTCGGCCGGCTCCGACAGCTCCGACCGACCCAGGTGGCGGTTGATGATGAGCCCCTTGATCTCAGACGGCTTGATCTCGCCGCCCTGAAAGCGGCGCTCATACTCATTCTCCGCGGTCGGGTCCTGGTGAGAGATGATATCGCCGTGCGCCGCCAGGCTTTTCTCGTCCATTAAAAATATATAGTTGCCGCGGGCACCGGTAGTCGCCCAGTCCAGGTTGGAAGTCATCGAGATAGAGCCCTGATTGCCGACGCCAAAACTGGACGCCTCACCGGCACGCAGACCGTCATCAATAATCTTGATGGCCGCCCCACCGTTGGTAGCGTGGAACACAGGTGTTTCCACTCCTGGAAAGTGCTTACCAACCTCATTGACCCATGTCTTGCCGTAGACTTCCTGGTCAGTGCCACCGGTTGCACCGCCGCCCTCATCGTCACAAGATGAGAACTGTCCACCTTCCGGTTGCCCAGCCGGCACCCGGCACGCCTCGCTATTTTTGGTTAATAGTAGCTGGTAGAAGTGCTTGTGGGCGTTGAGCCACTCGGCGGCCGCGCCCGCCAGGCCCGCGCGTAGCAGGCCCGGTGCCGCCGCGGCCTTCAGGGCGTCATCCACGCGCGCGACCGTCAGCCACGCCTCCAGCTGCTTGACCGTGGCGCCCGCCCGCACCTGTGAGGCTGCGTCCCGGCCCAGCTTGGCCAGGTAGGCGCGCAGGTCGGCGGCGAGGTAGTCCTCCTGTTCCCCGTGCATCTTGAGCCACAGGTCGAGGCGGCTGTCCTTGTCTTGCAATAGGGCTGTCACGCTTCCTCCGGTAATCGAAAACACCGCACTCGTCGGTTGCTGTGCGCCTCTACTGACCAGCTGTTGACCAATTCACCAGGCTGCCGACTCAGCGCATTCAAGACGCGCTGCCAGCCGATAGTAGGTGGCCAGCTAGGGCACTTCACACCGGCGCGGACTGCGATCAAGTCGAGCAGGCCGGCGTCACCGTACATGACCGCCGGGTTATCTGTCTCCCGAAGAACCTGAGCGGTAACGTCACAGATGCGGTTGTTACGCGGCATGCTTCACCCTCCAGTAGAAGTCGTGGACCCCGGCGTCCTCCTGCCAGCCCCAGCGGCGCAGGGCCGCGGCCAGCAGCGGGTTGCCGACGCCCTCCACCACGATCAGGTCGTACTGCGCCAGCCCGGTCAGGTACTTAAGGAACGCCCGGCACTCGCCCTGGTGACGGTACTCAGGCGGCACGCTGACCGCCTCCACCGCCAGGGCGTGCCAGGTCGGCAGCGGCGTCCAGTCCGGCCGCGTGGCCGACGCGCGCAGGCAGTCGCGGCGCACCCAGCACTCGCGCAAGCTCGCCTCGACGTGCAGCCAGGCCGGGCGGCCCAGCTCCACAGCTACGTGCGTCACCATCAGATACCTCCGCCGGCTTCCTTGACCGCCTGCTTGGCAGCCAGGTCATTCAGGTACTCCAGCGCCTCTTCTGCGTCGCTGCCGACCGGCTCGCCGTCTTCCCAAAGAAAAGCCGGCTCGCCATGTTCGTCGCGCAGTCGGAAGTGCGTACCACAGTGGACGCACATGGTGCCGCCGTAGAAGTGCGGGTCCCTGGCATAAGTCTCGGCCAGCTTAGTGCCCATGTAGGTCGCGCCGCCGCACTTCAGGTGGATGTAGCTGCTCCGCACGGGCCGCACAAAGCCCTTGGCGCGCTCCTCGTCACTAAGTACCAGATAGTCGAATTGCTGGCCCTTAAGCGGGCCGGACTCGTGAATCTTACGCAGGTTCGGGTCGTGGCGGTCGGTGGTCATGATGGCGGGTCTCCCAGGACGTGACACTTGGAGCACTTCTTGACGATAACGTAGCCAGGACCGTACTCGGCCGCGAATGGTAATTGGTGACGCTGCCAATCATGGATGCAGCCGAACTCTGCCGGCAACTTTAGACCGCCTGTACGTGGTTTATCGTCTTGGCAGTCGAACACCATTTGCTGGAGGATGTCCTTCAGCTCCTGGCTCGGTGGTTGCAAACCGCCGATCTTGCCGACGTTCTCCGCCTCATTCTGCTCAACGCCACCAGCTTCCAGTTTCATGCCGGTTTACTCCTGTGCTCCTGGGTGCGCTGCTCGCAGAAGTCCGCTATCTCGCGCAGGCAGCCCTGGTCGAATACCGTGCCCGACCGTGGCGTGAAGCAATATTTCCGCCACGGCGCATACCACTCCACGTCGCCTACCGGCTGGCCGCCCGCCTTCGGCACTAGCGCCCACCGCAGCGTCTTGCCGGACGCCGACGCGCCGGACAGACTTGCCTCCAGGTACTTCATTGATTCCTCCAGCACTTCTCCTCAACGCTCCGCAGGTACAGCGCCAGCCGCGCCATACGGAGCGCCGTCACCTGGTCCAGGCCGTCGTCGGCTGGCTTCAGCAACGGCTCGACTACCCACTCCAGCTTGCCGGCCGCGTAGTAGCGGCTGACGACCCGCAGGCCGGCCCCGCCCAGCCGCCGCTCCTCCGCGTCCAGCGCGGCTGTCAGCTGCTCCACGGTATCGTTGCGGTCCTGCCAGGTCGAGCCCGGCAGCATGAGCGCGAATACCAGCAGGCCGTAGGGCGGGCAGCGCGGGTCCTGCGCGAACAGGGGTTGCTCGGGCGGCAGTTTAACCGTCATCGTACTCCAACTCCTTTTGGTCGCAAATCCACCTGGTTAGGCTGATGTCGCCCGGCCCGTCTCCCTTACTATAGTCGTCGGGGTCGGCCAGTTGCCCGAGAGGAATCCACTCCTCGGTATCCTCATCGAAGCGGACGAGCAGCGCCTTCTCCGTCTCGGCGACGATAAGCTCGAATGACAGCGTGACGTAGCGGCTCGCGCTCATGATACCGTCTCCCGGTCAGTAACACCAAGGAAAGGAGCGATCTCCGGCGCGAATGCAGACACAGCCTTTCTTGCCAAAGCGACCGCTCCGTCCTGTCGCCATAAAAAATTGCGACCGCTCGGGTGAGGCAGCACGCAGAACACGCCGCGGCGCGTGACCTCCAAGCTGAACGGCGAGAAGCCCACCCTGAAGGCGTCCGCCACCCTGCGCCCGCACAGCACGAAGCGAGCTGGCGTCGCCAATATTTCCTCTACCCGCTTACGCGCCACCCTCATCGACCACGGCCCTTCACAGAGGTTGACGCGCTCGAAGGCGTCCAGGTAGGTATCCTCTGTCATCCCGAGTATCAGGTGACAGAGCCGGTGCCCGGAGCAGCCGGCCGGAGCCGGGTACAGGGCGAAGTCGGGGTCGGCCCCGTAGGGGTTGGACTCGCCCACGAGGATCGGCTTGCTTATGCGGGCCTCTTTCCGGTGCTGCTTGCCGTCGCAGCTCCCGGTCTCCGCGCAGCAGCGCCACGAGCACAAGCCGCTGCCATCGGGCCACTGCGGCTTGCTGCACTGGTCGCAGTATAGGTCGGGGTCGATGTCGGTCATGTTCGCGTCCTCCGCTTCTTGGACCGCAGCCGCGCCAACTTCTCGTCAGCATGCTGCCGGCAGTACATGCCCAGCGTCCGAGCGCCACGCCGGCTGCCGCGCCCGTCCGGCTCGACGCGCAGCGCCGTCACGGCCTGCACCACGGCCGGCTTGCAGGCGTCACAGTGGCACCAGGGGGCGGATACAGGTTGCTCCGTGTACCGGCTCACGCGAACAGCTCCAGTTGCGCCGGCCGCTCGTCTATTAACCGCTTATAGTGCGGCGCGGCCGGCTGGTCCTCGGTCCCCTGGAACACCCCCAGCGTGCGGGCGCCCACGCGCTCCCACGACCGCCGGCCGTCGCCCAGATCGAGCTTGCCACACAGCGACCGGGCCAGCTGCATCTCGACCGAGCCGGCGTCCTCGCCGCCCAGGGCGATCAGGCCCTCGGTGGAGAACTTGCCCTCCAGCGCCTCGCTGGCCGCCAGCTTGCGGCCCATGAGCGCCATGGCGCGGTCCTGCATGGTGGCGGCGTAGTACAGGTAGACAACCCGGCACGGCAGCGGCTGGAGCAGCCGCCAGCTGCGGCCGGACGCCTGGCGCAAGGTGAAGGTGTCGTAGCCGGTCTCGTAGAAGCACAGGGTAGCGAAGTTGTGGCGGCCGCCCTTGTCGAACAGGTCCAGGCCGGTCTCCACCAGCTTCGGGTGGCTGATGATCACGTCCTGGCGCGGGCCGTGCTTGGCGATCCACTCCTCGCGGGCGTCCACCGGCACCGCCGACCTCATGACCATGACCCGCAGACCGGCCGCTTTTAGCAGCCCCTCCAGCCGGCCCTGCACGTCGTGGCGCTGGGTAAACTGGACGTACACCCACACCTGGCGGCCGGCCCGCTTCTCGCCCAGGCACAGCTCCACCAGCTGCCGCTCCTTGGGCCTGACGACCGCCTTGTCCAGATTGTAGGGCCGCACCACCGGGACGAAGATGCCGGGGTCGGCGTCCGTCTTGCCCTCCCAGTAGCCCACGTCCTCCCAGCCGTAGGGGTAGTCCGGGTAGGCCAGCAGCGTCTGGAGCATGGTGCTGAGCAGACGGCGGTCGCCGCGCGGTAGCATGACTTTGAGCTGCTCCTTAAGAGCCGCTTCAATGCGGACGTACTCGGCCAACTGGTCCTCGTCCAGCGGCACCGGGCAGCATTCCTCGCTCAGTGTCGGCAGGCCCTCGGCGACCTCATCCAGGCTGAGAAAAACTGATTTGTCCAATAGATGGCGGCCGAACAGCGCCGGCATGATGCCGGGTCGCACATTCTTCTGCACCGAGCGGCTTACCTTGCCGCGGCTCTGGCGGTTGTCGGGCGACAGGCCGCCACTGGCCTTCTCGCGGACCACCGTCTCGATGCGGCCGTAGCGCTCGTTGAAGGCGGTGTCGCCGTCCCAGGTGATGCCGTCCTCCACCAGGCTGCGCGGCGCCATGCGGAACAGCAGGTGCTTGAGGTGCCAGGCAAATCCACCACAAATAGAGCCGCTAAGGGCGATAGTCTTTTTCGTAGCTGATATGAGAGCCCCAGCAGCGTTTGCCTGGGCACTTTCTGAACTTTTTTCTTGGTGAACCTCATCTAAGACAAGATATGTCCAGTATGTCTTTAGATGCTGCTTGATGTAGTCGGCCGGCGCGAACCTGTTGATCTCGCGGGTCGCCTGCCACAGCTGCTCGCCGCAACCAACAGCCGGCACCCACACCGGCACGGCCAGCACCTTGTCGCCGACCTCCTGCCGGCTGTAGCCGTCTACCACCAGCACACTCTTGCAGGTCTGGCGGGTGCGCTTCAACTCGGCCAGCGTCAGCCGGCCCTTCGGCCCCGTGAGCACGCCGCCGCAGCGCGGGCACTTCAGGCCGGCGCGCGTCTGCTGGCAGGCGGGCCGCCAGCAGTAGCCCAGTTTGGCGCGGTCGCGGCCGATGATCCACCACTCAGCGCCGAGCAGCGGGTCCGTGCGCCGCAGCGGCAGCAGGTCGGTCCAGCGGTCGATGGTGCGGACGATCGCGCCGGGCACCGTCTCCTCGATCTCGCGCCGCCACTTGCCCACCTGGTCTTCACTGCCGACCAGGTGGCCGGGCGCGAACACCAGCGCCCGGTAGGGCCGGCCGGCGGCGTGACTGTGGACCGCAACGGCGCTTAGGAGCGAATTGTGCGTCACGATGTAATCGTTCGTGATGTAGAGCTGGCTTGGCGAATCAAGGGAGATGCACGCACACTCCTTTTCGCCAGCCGGCGAAATGTCCGCGATGCCGCGCGCCGGCCCATACTTCTTGCCTGGCAAATACCTAGACCTCTTTCGCTCAAGAGCGAAAGGCGCAACGTGAGGCGGCAGCGTCCCAAATACCCTCCAGGACGGAAGGCCAGCCCTTAGAGTTCCTAGATAAGTACAGTGCGTCTGCCGCTGGCGAATAGTCGCCGTGCCACCGAAAGAACGTATCAGCTCTTGCACATTCTCCGCCAAAGTCTGCGATGTTGACGAGAATTCAACAGTGGACGTACTGCTCACATTTCCATCGGTGTCCAGCAGGCCCTGCAAGAGACTTAGACGGTCTTGAGAAGTTGCCCGCATGTACTGCGCCGGCACAAACTTCTTCTCGCATCGGCACCCCCATAGGCCAAGTATTCTCAGCCAGGTCGTCAACTGATTTGACCCGCCTTTTTGGCCAGTGCTTATCCTGTAGCTGTACGTGTCTTCAAGCTCAGTAAGTGATAAGCCGCGAGGCAGCCTGTCACGCACGGACTCAATAATCTCCTGGTCCGCGCTGGTTATCGTTGGAGAGCCGACGATCATACTACCGTCGCCAAGCAAGCATCCGAGCAGATATGGGTCCAGAGGCAACTGCGGAATCTCGCCCTGGTCAAACTCCACCGGCACGGTGAGCGGCACGAAATACTTACGCATCCGCTTGCCATGCGTGGCGACGTTCTTACTCAGGTAGTCTTCCTGGATGCACATCAGGTCCATGACTCGCCCCGGCTGACCTAGCCACTTCTGCATCGGCGTGGTCACGTACCATAAATGCTCATTACAGCACTCGGTACTCGCCCCGTCGCTAAATGTGACCTTAAAGACCGGCTTGACGCCCTGCGGGTAGACGGCGCGAATCTTGGCAGTGCCGCCGGTTGGGTCAGTCACCAGGTCGCCGACCTTCAACTCACCCATCAGCTTCCAGCCGTGAGGAGTGAGCACCTTGGCATCTAGCGGCTGCGCCTTCCCCGTGCCGATCTGAGCGGCGATCAGCACCGCGTCCTGGCGCTTCAGCGCCTTCACCACCGACGTGATGACGTGGGCCTGCGCCGGAAACGGGTCGCGGAGCAAGGGCGGCAGCACGGCCGGGTGCTCGCTGGGGACGTGCAGCGGCGCCAGCGTCTTCTCCGTCTGGCGGCCCAGCAGCTCGCCGTAGCGCTGCACGTAGGCGTCCAGGTCTGGCAGCTCCGCCAGCGCCGAGTGCCGGCCACGGCCCGCCTGGCGGCCCAGGTGCAGGGTACCGTCCCGAAGTCCCTGCTCGACCAGCTGATCCAAGTCCTCCGACGTGGCGTGGCAGAAGCCGGCCTGGCAGCCGTAGCCGTCCGCCTTCACCAGCAGGTTCTCCTTCGTGAGCCGGTCCTGGAGCCACGGCGTCCACTCGCGCAGGAGCGGCGTCGTGTAGCGCGCGCCGCGCAGGTGCTGCCACAGCGCCTCCTCGCTCAGCACGGAGAGGAAGTCGCCGGTCTTGGCAACCGCCACCAGCTGCCACAGGCCGTACTGCGGCAAGAGCCGCGTGCGGTAGCAGCGGTAGCCGTCCTGGTGCTGGCTGAGGTTGTACTGGCGCGCCGGGCCGTAGGCGCCGCCGTTCTCCCACTGGAAGGCGCACTCCATGCGGCGGTCGCCGTGCAGCGCCGCCGCCAGCGCCTTGCAGCTCGACTCGGGACCGGCGGCGCTGACCAGCAGCACGTGACCGCCCAGCCAGGCGGCAGCGTCTGAACGCAGCTCGACCTGGGTGCGCTCCCAGCGCTTGGCGCTGTAGATCGTCAGGGTCAGGGTGCCGGCCGCAACGGTAGGTTTGGTGTGTCGCATGATAAAGTATAGCCCACGAATCGGGGTGACGCAACTATTATACGTTAATAGTCACTGGACCGACAGCCGGGCGTCCTGCGGATGGTGCAGCGGCTGGCAGTTGGCGGCGCGCTGCTCCAGCACGGCGAATTTCGCGGGCGTGCCGGGCAGGGCGCTGGTTGGCTCGTAGGGCGCGTAGTTGACGGCGCCCAGGCCGGCGCCGCGGCGGTTGGCGTGGTGCGGCGACAGCGGGTACAGGTCGCGAACGCCGGGCGTGTGATAACAAGACCAGCACAAACGACGGGGGCGGCACGACTCAGTTTTCTGACAGTGGCGTCACAGCATCGGTATCCTCCTGTTCCTCTGGTTCACTGCCGAACGTCTTGATGGAGCCCGACAGGTCCACCGCGCGGACGATCAGTTCCATGCGCTCGCCGTAGGTCGTCTTGACCACGCTCTCACCCTTCTCGGTTTCTGACTCCTCGCGGCCGACCAGGTACTGCTTCTTACGCGACGTGCCGCGGACCAGGTGCGGCGACTCACCGGGTGGCTGCACCAGGCCGTCCAGGTGACCGCTGGCCAGCAGCAGCGCCAGGTGGCCGGTGCCCAGCGCCAGCGGCGGGCTCGGCAGCTGAAAGGCGGCGCGCTCCCTCCAGCGGTCGCGGAGCGGCGAGCCGGCCAGCGCGGCGGCCAGCTCCTCCTCGGTCGGCTCGACCTTCTGGAAGCGCTTCGGCGGGCCGGCTGACGGTATTTGGTACTGGTAGCCGGGTGGCGCCTGGATGTCATCCCAGCTCGGCGCGTAGCTGCCGTACAGCTTTTGGCACTCGTCCTCCTCCAGCGGGCGCGGGCGCTTGATGGCCAGCACGGCGACCTCCTGGTAGTGGCGGGCGGCGGCCGGGAATGGTAGTACGGCGACACTGTGAAACCACTCGGTCAGGAAGTGCGGCACACCGAAATACTTGGACTGGATGACCGACTCCGGGCAGACCAGGACCAGGATGCCGTGCGGGGCCAGCCAGGGCGTGACATGCTTCAACCAGGCATCCTCGGTGCGACCCTGACCGCCGTACTGGTCGCCGTATGGTGGATTGGCATAGGCGAGCGCGAAGCCGCCGTAGGACGCGACGCAGCCGAAGGCGCTCGCCGGGGCCAGCACCTGGGCGGCCGGCAGGGCGGCGCGCAGCTCGGCGGCACGGTCGGCCTCCAGCTCCACGGCGTGAACCAGCTCCGGCCGGCAGCCCAAGGCCGCGGCCAACTGGGCGATAGCGGCACCCTTGCCGGCACACGGGTCCAGCATGGCAAACGGCTTGGACGGCGGTTTAAGCCGGCAGGCAATCATGGTGACCGCCTCGGGTGCAGCTGGAAAAAAACCGAGTCGGGTATCTGCCTGCGGGCGTGCCATCGTGGTGACTCCTGGAGGAAGCGGGCGACGGGTAAGTATAGCACACTGCCAGCGACTACGGCGGCCAGTCCTTCGTCGCCTCCAGCCACTCTTCTAGCGTATCAATCAGTTGCCGCTGCGCGCGTTCCTGACTATCCCACGGGCCAGTCTTGATCTCGGTTGAGTTGATGACCGCCACCCTGGCATACCAGCCACCGCCGCCTGCGCGCCATCCTACACCGTCCCTTCAAATCTCTGTGGCAGCTGCTGCCGTCCACACGTCGGGCAGCAGGTAGTCTCGTCCAGTCGCCCGCAGTAGATGAACAGCTCCCCGCAATCCTCGTGGCGTCAGCGGCACTGCATCTCGCTGGGCGACCGCCGCCAGCCGATCAGTTCACTGAAGCACTCGACCGTGTGCAGCTCCACGCCGGGCACGACCCGGCCGCGGTGGTCAAGAGCCGGCCGGGTGGTGACGACGCAGGGCCGCTCCGTGCCGTCGCGCAGTACGCCGGTGAAGCGGAAGCCGGGCTGGTTCGGCAGGTCGGCCAGCGGCAACAGCGGCGCGCCCAGCAGCCGGCGGATGTTGTGCAGCATCTCGTCTCCCGTTGAGCCGCCGCACCAGCCACCAGTCCACCGACCCCACGAGGGCCAGCAGGCCGGCGGTGGCCGCCACGGCGTAGCACAGGTCGATCATCACAGGCCCTCCGGGTGCAGGCTGTCGCGGGCCGGATCGGCCGTGTAGGCCGCCGACTGCCGGCGGAACTCGGCCTGCCCGGCCGGCGACAGGTCCAGGCAATCGAAAGGCCGGCACGCTTCGCAGTAGTGGCCGTGACTCGGCGTCACGGAAAACAGCCGGTCCTGCGGGATATGCCGCTTGCAGCCGTCGCAGAACACGTTGCCGTGCGGCGGGTCCACTATGCGACACCCCGTACCGAACGGGTCCGCCTCCCACTCCTCGATCCGCTTCAAGAACAGTTCGGCCTTGGCCACGATGGCCCGCAGCTCGGGCTTGACGAGCGCCAGCAGCGCCGCGGCGGCGTCCTCGCGCTGGCCACCGACCTGAAGGAGGCCGTTGTATTGCTGCCCCACGTCGCGGCAGCCGGCCCGCAGGCTATCGACCAGCAGTCGCAGCTCGTTGGGCACGTCGTCGATCCGCCGGATAGCTTCGGTAGTGGTCATCGGTCGCCTCCTAGTAGAACAGGGCCAGCAGCCGGTGCAGCAATTCGCTGCGGGCCACGCGCTCGCCCTCCGAGCGGTTGCCGGTCTGGAGCAGCAGGGCGAACAGGCGCAGCAGCAGCGTCCGTACCATGAGTCGGGCCTCCTTGCCGGGTGCCGGCGCCTAGATGCCGACGTAGAAATAGTACCCCTTGCTGCCTACCCGGTACAGCGTTCCGTAGCGGGTAACTTCCGCCACATTCAGCTCGTGACCGCCCAGGTAGAAGTCGTAGCAGCGGGCTAGGTCGTCGGCCAGCGCCTCGTCGTAGGTGTAGTAGTCGCGCTGCGGGTACTTCCAGCCGGCCGGGTTGTGCTGCGCGTTCATAATCCGCCGGACGTACTCCGGTGGCAGCACAAGCGGCCCGGTCGGGACGCGAATGTCGATACCCTGGATAGTCACGGTGGTGGTCGGTGCGGCCGGCATGGTTGACTCCTGTTGAGCGGTTCGGCGTGTCTGTCACTATCCAACTATAGCACACGATTGGCGGGCGTGCGGACTATTAACACTAAATAGTTAGGCGTACCACGAGCAGTAGTGCTGCTGGTCGGCGGTGGTGATGGTCGCGGTGCCGTGCTTCATCGGCACGCCGTGGCTGCAGATGACTTTGCGGGCGGGCACGCCGTAGAACTTGTCGGGCACAGGTCGCAGCATGCAGGCCATGCCGCCGGTGTTGCTGCCCTCGACCTCCTCACCGCCGATGGGCATGAGCACCACCACGCTGCCGCGCTTCTCGATCACCTGGAAGAACTCGCACTGGGTCTGCTCCCAACCCCAGGCGTAGTGCAGCAGCGTGCCGACCTGGATCGACTCGACCAGCTTCGCCCTGGCGGCCTGGTCTGCCGTCTTGCGGTCGGACTTGGCCTGCTGGCCGGCGTCCTCAGCCTGGCACTGCCCGGCGATCCACTCGGCGCGGCGGGCGTCGTCGCGGAAGCGGTAGTGGGCGTAGGGCCGCGTCTGCCGGCCGCGCCACGCCTTGACGTAGCAGGCCGTACCCGACTCGTAGCTGTGAAACTTCAGGGTGCCGACTACCAGGGCTGTCTCGGGGATCGGTTCCGCAAACATCGACTGACGCATGGCTGACTCCTGAAAATTGTCATAGAGACAGACGACGGCCAGTCGTTTTGTCCCAGTTAAGGGTCTTGCCCGGCTGACGGCCCCTTGTGAGGGGAACGCTCTTATCACTATCCGTTTGGACCGGGGCCGTTTCAATTCGGCCCGACCCCGCCGTCTGTCTACCTAAATATAGCACACGAATGGGAGACGTGCAACTATTTTCAGAAAATAGTCAAGAGGAGCCCAGGACATGCTTGACGATAGCGGCGGCATCCGGGTGCAGCTTGCCGAAGTCGGGATGCTTGCTGATCGCGTAGGATTCCGCAACCAGCTCCTGCTTGTTGTAGGCGGCATACCAGCTGACGCCGGCCTTGACGGTCGCCTTCTGGCCCGCGTTCGCGAGCACGTCTTCTGCCCGACTGGCTTGCTCGGGCGTCTCCAGGGAGTGGCCGACCTCGTGAGCGTATACGCCCACCGTGTGATCTGCATAGAACTCAGGCACGCTGCCAGCCTTGTCCTGGCCGACCACCTTAGCAACCTGCGTCTCCGGCCGAAACTTTGGCTCTGGGTTAATGACGATATGCCCGAACCTCTTATTCCACTGGCCGCCCATGTCTTCAGAGTCCTCGTCTTTTATCGGCTTCCTAATGATGACTGGCACCGCTGGCAGGCCGTGCTCGCTTCTAGCCCGCTCTACCGCGTCCACTACCTTAGCGACCTGTTCCTTGGTACCCTGAGTACCGCGCAGCTTCTTGGTCCAGTTCTTGACAAAACCCTCGCGGGTCATGCCTTCCTTCCAGCCGTGACTCTTCTCGAAGGTATCGGCCATAGCGTTCACTATGTCGGCCGTCTTGTGCAGGATCGTGGCCTTGCTGACAGCACCGCCGCCAGTGCTGCTGTCGCCGCACGGTACAAACTGGCCTCCTTCGGGCTCGCCCGCCGGCACGCGGCACGCCTCTTTGGTCGTCTTCAGCCGGTCTAATTCTACCGGATGCTCAGCCAGCCAGCCGGCCAGCGCCTCCTGCACCTGGCGGACTAGTTGCTCACCCTCGTGCTGGACCTGTTCGGCCGTCAGCTCGATCTCGACCGACTTGCCGACGCCGAGCAGC